TGCTGGTCTAAATCATAATAAGTTATATATCTTATGTTATTATCTTGGTCGCGTTTGATAATACACTTATCATTCCATTGTGCGCGTCTCGTTATTTGTCTAGTGTCCTTGCCGTTCTTTAGCTTTGGTCTAGCTATGCCGTTATGTGTGTTAGGTCTATAAGTTATAATAAACTTTTGACCAATTTTTATATTATCAATCATATTTTATCCTTTCTATGTTATGGGATTTTATATCAAATCCCATAACATTAGTCAACCCTTAATTTTGGGCTAATTGTTTTATCTTGGAGGTGTCAACATTCCAAGTTAAACCAATATGTTTAACCACCAGATTTAAACTTTGTTTAAGTTCGTCTGGTGTTCCACTTTCCATAACATTATCTATTGCCTTTTGTTTCAGGTCTTTTAGGTCTTTGAGTTTAGCGCCTTCAGGTCTTCTCTCAATTTCCCTATCAACCAAGTCTTTGGCCCATTCTCTTAATTGCTCTTCGCAATCGCCAAGACTTAACCTGTCCTCGTCTCTATCAAATTTATAGGACAAGTGTTTATCTTTTTCTTTTTTTGATTGCTTCTCAAAAAAAGTTTTAGCATCTCTTTGAGCTTCCAACATAAAGTCTTCAGCTTCCTTCATCTTTGCCAAGATTTTATCTGCGCCCATTTTCTTTGCTAGTTTTTTAACAACATTATTAGTCGCTTCAGTTCTATACTGCTTGATTAATAATTGCTGTTCATCAATTAGAGGTTTGAAATATCTTTCAACCTTATTCTCAAAATGCTCTAATTGATACTTTGTCATTTTAGTCATTTGTTATCCTTTCTTTTATTATGGGATTTTATAACACGATTAAAATAATAAGTCAAATCTTTTTTTATTTTTATTTAGGGGAGGGTGGGCCCCCGGCCCACAAGCATAGGTTGAAAAAAAATTAATTATTTATTTGACAGGATATGGGATATTATGTTATAAATAATTTAATTAAAGAAAGGATAAATAATATGTCAAAAGAAATAAGAAACACAATAGATACTATTACACATCTTGATAGTATGAAAGCTGTTAAAGTTGCTTTGGGATTATCTGAAGCTAATCAAAATAGCACTAGCAAAGTAATGGAGGTTGTTAGCTTATTAGATAAAAATTTAAAATCATTAGCTATCAAAGTTATGGAGTTAGAAAAAAAGTTGGAGAAGTATGAGCAATCCTCTAATTGAAGATTTTGAAATAGGTCTTTACGAGCAATACCTCGAGGACCTAGAAAAAAAATATTATCTGGGCCGGATTACTTGGGGACCAGATGAAGGTGACGCTTACTATTCCAAAACAAAAGATGAAATAGAAGCAGAAGCAGAACAGAAAGTAAAAGAATTTATGGACCGGAACTCGTAAGAGTTCCGGCCTGATCCCTGGTCCAATGAAGAAGGGGACGCCTGGGAAGTAATTGGACCTGGGATCAGTTGCGCTTCAATACGGGGGTTTACCCGTTGTAAGATATGATCTGGCAAAACTGGTCAATTTATCCTTGAACCTGAACGCGAGCACAAGCTCGCGAGCGGGGGGGAGGGTGGGCCCCGAGCTCACAAGCAGAAAAAAAGTTGACAAGCGGAGATAAATAATTATTATGGGATATTATGAGAATTGAGAAAGCAAAAGAGATTACAGGCAGCCTGAGCAAGCCTTCAAAGATGCCGGGCCACGCTTACGGTTTACCGGCTAAAGAATGCAAGACCGGCGGAAAATTACAGAAGGTTAAAGGCTCGACGTGTTACGGCTGCTATGCTTTAAAAGGCTGCTATGTTTTTAAAGTTGTGCAGGCTGCACAGTATAAAAGACTGAAGGCCATCCGTCACCCGTTATGGGTTCGAGCGATGGCAATGCAGATCAACAGTAAAAAAACAAAATTTTTTAGATGGCACGACTCCGGAGATATTCAGGACCTGAAACATCTTGCAAAAATTTTCGAAGTCTGTAGACGCTCCCCGGATGTTCAACACTGGTTACCAACAGACCCGAGCAAAGCGACTTGTCCAGCCCCGCAACAAGACAACGAATGCAAGGACTGTCGAGCGTGTTGGGATAAGAAAGTCAAAAATGTTGCTTATCTCGCTCATTAAAATTATGGTAGGTATGAGAAGGGGTATGCCTTTAAATTTTACCCGCGAGCTACTAAGGGGAGATAGCTACCCTGAACGTGCTAAATGCTTTATAGAAAAAGCCATATGATCTGGCACCACCCGAAGTATTACAAAGAGCTGGCCAAGAAGCGGAAAGAACTTGAGAGAGAACAAGCGAACAAGCGAGCGAGCGAGCAAGCCAACGAGCGAGCGAGCGAGCAAGCAAGCGAAGAATTAAAAAGTTTACAAGCGTATGTTAAGAAAACAAAGAAACCAATCTAACAGCGATCAAGCATCCGAGGAGGACTCGAGCAACAAGCGCTGAATGTGGTCCCAATCATTGATTGCGAGGGAAGGTGTTTCACGGTGATCAAGCAGAAGACCGGGGATCGAGCTACTCTCGTATAACTTTACAAGCTTAAGGGAAGGCTTGTAAAGTAGGATAAAGTTACGTTTTTTTCTAGTTAAATGGAACAACTTTTGATGTGGTGAGAACTTCACTTTGTTACCTGTTATGACCTTCAACTCAACCATGAAAAAACCACAAGAATCGTTGTATCCCAACAGATCTGGCACGCCAAAGGATGCCCAAGATTCTATTCTAGTCCACTGGATCTTAGGTGTATTCTTCTTCACAATTTGCCAAAATTTGCTTTCTGATTTCACCGTAAATTTATATATTAAACGTAAATAAAACGTAACTAAAAACGTAAGTTATTTTGCAAAATTTACGTTTATTTGATATAAAAACGTAAATATGACAGCTATAACACCCAAGAAAAAAGGTAGACCGCCCTCTTTAACACAAAAACAGAAGAAATTTGCAGAATTATATGTGTGGGAGAGAGGTAAAAAGAATCTGACCGAGTGTGCATTTGAGGCTGGGTACAAGAACAGACCATCTGAAACTGCATCTGATCTCAGAAACCCAAGATTATACCCCTTGGTTTGTAATTACATCAGTAAACTAGAAAAAGAGCAAGAGGTAAGATTTAGAATAAATAAGCCTACACATCTGGGAGATTTAGCCAAAGCCTACCACAAGGGTATGGATGCAACAACCACAGCTGGACTTGCATCAGCAGTCAGAGCGGAAGAATTAAGAGGTAAGGTCATGGGCTATTACGTTAATAGAAACGAGAATAGAAACATAAATACCACTCTTGATGAAATGACAGAGGAAGAATTAAAAGCAGAGTTCCAAAAATTTTATGAGGATAAGATGAAAGATGTTACTCCAAAATCAAAACCAATAAAATCAAAAGTAAAACAAGACCCTGAATCCGATTAGTTGTTTCATTCGCTGCACAATACAATTCGTGTATTTTATTTTTCATTCTTTTTAATAGTTCCATAATTTACTCCCTGTGAGTTTGGTCCCTTCCTTGGTGGAAGTTGATCCCATTTTACATTTGGCATGTTCTTTGTCAATGTAGGATTTCTGTCAGCTCTATTACGTTTTGATTGTTTATAGCTTTCAGCCAAATCTATTTGTTCCTGTTCAAATTTATCTTTCACTAACTTTCTCCATCTTAATTATACAACCTTTTGGAAATACATTTCTATCTGAAAATAGCTCATCGTTGACTTCATAGCTCGCAAAAGTTCTAACATTCTTTTTGTCTTTGTTTAATAAATATGCATGAGTTATCATCTGAGAGGGCATGAAACCCTCTGCCGTATGTAAGTCTGCGTGCCCGGCGTCACCTGTGATATCCAACCACGTTATTTTGTAGAAGTAATATCTTTTCTTCTTAATCACAACAGATTTATATTTAGATTTTTTAGGTCGTCTCATATTGATCTTATACTGTATAGTGAGATTTTTAGGCAAAAAAGTTTTAAAAAAAAC